AGCATTTAATAACATACTCTTAGCCTTCATAAAACATCCACACTTTTTGCAGGTTTGAATCTTTGGTCTAAACCATTCACAACCTTTACAAATTTCGAGACGGTATTCAGCAATTTCCTCTGGTGACCTTGGCGAACCATTAATTAAATCCCAAGGCTTAACATCATCACTCATAAACCAAGTATACCTTATCTGGATCATATGTATATATAACAAAACGTTATCAAACCTTCATATCTGGATATCGGGGATATCAGGGATATGTGAGAATATATTCCATGCCAGACATATGTGGTTTGTTAAACCATTGTTGTCTAGGGTGAGGTTTGTTATCTCTATTTTCGCCTTTTGTTATTTCCCGCCGAATTTTAATCTCAAATAGTGATATAATAAACCTTATGACTCCACAAGACTGGGCTGCGCTCACATTAACTCTTCTTACAATTACAACTATCGTCGCAGGTGGAATACGTTGGCTCGTAAAACATTATTTAAACGAACTTAAGCCAAATTCTGGATCAAGCCTAAAAGACTCCGTTAATCGCCTAGAGGAAAAAACTGACAGATTATTTGATTTATTAGTTGAACATTTTAAAGATCATTCTAAAAAGTAACTATATATATAATATATAAGATATTTTAAAAACCTATTTACAGTATATCTTTTTTCTTTATATATTTTAAGTATACACTATAACTCCTGGAACTTTCAAACTTTACCGCCAAAATTTATAACAAATTTATAACAATCCTTTATAAACCTGGAATGATATTTATTTAAATAATAACTGTATAATGCGAATAGACTAATCCCATGGTGCTATACCCCCCACCCACTGCACCTGGGGTTAGTCCTTTTTTATGGTATAATCTTATTATTATGTGCAACTCTACCACGCAAAAATATGGCGCAAACCCTATTTCTATAAAGTGGAATGTTGTGCGGGGAGATACAGCAACTCTTGAAGTAGACTTCCTACAGAATGACGAAACCACAGCATTTAACACCTCTGCATGGACCTATAAGGCTACAGCGTATGATGTTAATGGTGATGTGCTAGACGAGTTGATTACAGAGGCTACATCAGGCTCTGTGACCATTACCGCTCCAGCATCCCAAACCTTAAATTGGGGTAGTGATTATAAAACCGTCGTAGCAGAATTACCATTTGATTTACAGATTATTATTGAAGCAGGTAGTGGTGCAGGAGAAGATACGGTTTGGACTCCAATTGTTGGTACAATTGTAGTTATAGGAGATGTTTCTCCAGGAGGAAGTTTATGAGTATACCGTCGGAAATTGTGATTCGTATTAGTTCTGTTAGTAATTTATTTCCACCTGTAGTAAAGGTTGATGGAGTAGTTTATAAGGTGAATCAATAATGGCATTTCCAGGCACATATAATTTTAATTACTACCGTGGCGACACTAACCAATTTGTTATTCGTCCAAAGAATGCTAGTGGTTCAGCATTTGATTTAACTGGATATACAGCACAATTTAAAATTGCAAACCGTCGTGGTTCAACTGGAACACAATATGAAGGACAGGCTGTTGTTGATACCGTAAATGATTTAATTACCTGCACAATTTTGCCAGGTGTAGGAAGATCGCTTACAGCAGGAACTTTTGTATATGACGTTCAGATTACAACAGGTGCAGCAAATATTATTACAGTACTAACTGGTTCAATTACAGTAACGGATGATATTACAGGTGCAGTCTAATGCCTGATGTTTTATTATCTAATGACGATGTTACAGTCTTAGGTCCACCCAATACCGTTGAAGTTTTAGTAGACATTGGTCCAACTGGAACTAGAGGAAGTAAAGTATTTGTTGGTTCTGGTAATCCAAATAACTTAACAAGTAGCGGGTCAATTTTTGGTCAGGCAATTATTCTTAATGATTTATATATAAATATATCACCTGGAACAAACTATGGATATATGTATCAATACGTATCAGAGCCTGGTGGAAATACTTGGATAGAAATTCTTGCACTTAACCCAACCATTTATAATAAACTACACACAACCACGTATGTAGATGGCGAAGCATCAATAACAATTCCTATCTCTGATATCGTAACTGTTACTGGCTCTCCTTTAACAGCAAATAATTTTGTGGTGCAATATAGTATTTCTCACACACATGCTGTGGCATCTACTGTTACTGTACCCGCACTTGTTGGAGATGGATCAAACTTAGTACTTAACTTTAAAGGAGTTGAGTATCACCCAGAATCAGGACCAACAGAATGGATAGACCTAGACGAGGAGGTAATCACTCATTTACTTATATCAGTAGTTGAATCTGAAGAGTCTTAAATTCAGATAAGATTGTGATATAATTCTAGTGAAGAGGTGACAAATTATGGCAGTTGAATCAATTGGAGCGCTTTACCCTACAAATATTCCAGGGTATGCAGACTCAGCAGATATCCAAGCAGCACTACGTGCTTATCACTATGGATCTTATGCATATAACACAGCAAACACATCCCCAGCATCTCTTGAGGCTAACTCAATAGCAAAATTTTTATATGACATTGAACAAGATATTATTGCACTTGAAGCAAGACCATCATCAGGTGGAAATGCACAAAATACGCAACCAGTACCAGCAGACTTTTCTCCAGCAGATATTCCAGATGGATATATTTGGGTAGATGCTAATGGAACTCTTGGTGGAGTACCAACTGGAGCAACAGCGGTATTTACAAATAGTGCCCCTACAACATCATTAACAACTGGAACAATTTGGGTAGATAAAGATGCTACAGACATCACAGCAAACCCTTTTATTCCTACCGCCACAATTAACGCAAAAGGTGATTTACTTGCGGGTAGTGCAAATGATTCAATCACAGTTTTATCTGCATCAACAAATGGATATGTTTTAATAACAGATTCTTCAACTACTTCAGGACTTACTTGGGCAGATAGTGCAGCATCGACACAAACACTTACAAATAAATCAATTTCACTTGGTTCAAACACAGTTACTTCAACTCTTGCTCAATTAAACACTGCAGTTAGCGATGCTGACGTAGCCTCTCTTGCAGGAACAGAAACATTAACAAACAAAACTTTAACTAATCCACTATTATCGTCTCCAGAAGAATCTACAAATATTATTGGATCAGCACCTGCTGCAACACAGACTATTGATTTTGTTACATCTGGTGTTCATTACTTTACATCAAGTTCAACTTCTAACATTACCTTGAATTTTAGAGGAGATGGATCAACAACTCTTAACTCTATGATGGCTATCGGTGGCTCAATTACAGTTTCAACATTATTTACAAATGGCGCCACAGCGTATTACGCAAGTGCTTATCAAATTGATGGAAACGCAGTTACACCTAAATGGTCTGGCGGTACTGCACCAACAGCAGGCAACGCATCTTCAGTAGATTTATATTCATTTAACATAGTAAAAACAGCAAATGCTACCTTTACAGTTTTTGCATCAGGAGCGAGTAAGTTTGCATGAGTCCTTTATTTGGAGCAGGTCTTACTAGTCCTGCAGGAATTGGTAAAGCAACCGTAACGAGTACTACTGGTTCACCTACAGTTGATACGTCTTCTCGTGCTGGTAAAACTATTTATAAGTTTACTGGTTCTGGTTCTATTACAGTTGGTACTGCTGGTACTTGTGAGATTTTGCTTATTGGCGGCGGCGGCGGTTCTGGTGCTAATAGGGGCGGCGGCGGCGGCGCTGGAGGTTTTTTTTATGATACTTCTGCAATTCTTCCTGCTGGAACCTTAACAGTAACAGTTGGTGCTGGCGGTAATGGTGGAAATGGAGATAACGTAGGCGGTGTCAATGGATATACTGGACAGCCATCAAGATTAGGAAGTTATTTTGGACTCGGTGGCGGAGGTGGAGCAAGTCTTAATTCTTCTAATCCTCCTGCTTCAATAGGAGGCTCTGGTGGTGGCGGAGCAAGACTTAGCGGTGCAGGTGGCAGTGGTCTTGCTGGACAAGGAAATAACGGAGGGTCAGGTAGTAGTGTCACTGGCGGACCAGGAGGTGGCGGTGGTGCAGGCGCTGCAGGTGCTAATGCTACTAATACAACAGTCCGAGCAAATGGTGGTAATGGTTTAGCAAATAGCATTACAGGCACATCTGTAACTTATGCAGGAGGTGGCGCTGGCGGCGGACAATCTGGAGATACTGGTGGAACTGGTGGATCTGGTGGTGGAGGAAATTTTAATACTGCTGGAAGTGCAAACCTCGGCGGGGGCGGTGGCGGAAATCAACTTAGCGGTTCAGTCATTACTGGCAACTCAGGAGGTTCTGGGTACGTAGTGGTGGTGATTGGATAATGGCACATTTTGTTAAAATAGAAAATAATTTAGTGATAGACATAATTGTAATATCTAACTGTGCAATTGGTGGATGCATTGGATCAACACATTGGGACTATCAAGAAGAATATCATTCAGATCATGGTAACTTAGATTTTCCACAACAAGAACCATTAGGACAGCAACTTATTGCTGAACTTGGTTATGAAGGAACCTGGCTACAAACCTCATATAACGGAAACTTCCGTGGCAGATATGCAGCACCAGGAATGATATATGATGCAGAATTAGATGAGTTTAAGTATCCAACAATAGAGGAGGAATAACAGAGTAGTATCTGTTATAATTAACTTATGCCAACAACCTTTAATACCACAGATCCGAAACCAGGATATGTCTACGACTCTGCAACAGATACGTGGTTTCCATTACTTGGTATTGCTCCTGGATCTTCTGTAGTCCGTTGGAGAAAAACAGCGGCAGGTGCAGAGACTAGTGTTAGTGGTCTAGATGATTTAGGCGCTACCCTCTCATATAATGCGGGTACTGAACAAGTTTACCTCAACGGTGTATTACTAGTAAGAACAGAAGACTACCTTGCAACAACTGGCACATCAATTACTGGATTAACTGCCCTTGCTGCTAGCGATGTAATTGAGGTTATTGCATTTAATGCAACTAACGTTCAAATTACAGACGCTCTATTAGAAACTGATATTAATGCTAAAGGTGATTTAATTGTAGGTGCCGCTGTTGATACCGCAGCAATTTTATCATCAGGAACAAATGGTCAAGTATTAAGTGTTAACACAGCAACTGCGACGGGATTAGAATGGGTTACATCAGATGATGCTAACGCAATTCAAAATGCAATAGTAGATGCTAAGGGTGACATCATTACTGCTACGGCAGCAGATACCCCTGCAAGATTAGCCGTTGGTGCTGATGGCACAATGCTTGTCGCCGACAGTTCTGCTGCAACTGGTTTGTCATATCAAAACAACTTTACTGCTGGTAAGAATAAAATTATCAATGGTGATTTTAATGTCAACCAAAGAAATTTTACTACCGCAACTGCTGCCGCTTATGGTTTTGATCGTTGGCGTTATGAGTTTTCTACTGGTACTAATACATATTCAGCACAAACATTTACATTAGGTGCAGCACCAGTTGCAGGATATGAAGGTAAAAACTTTGCACAAATGGCTATTAGTGGTCAAAGCGCAACAAGTGCTTACAATATCTTAGGACAGCGCATAGAAGATGTAAGAACCTTTGCAGGTCAAACAGTTACATTTTCTTTTTGGGCTAAAGCATCAAGTGGTACTCCTAGTATTGGATTAGAAATCACACAGGTATTTGGAACTGGTGGTTCACCTTCTGCTTTCGTATCCACACCGCTTGGTTCAATTACAACTTCAACAAGTTGGACAAGATATTCTAAAACAGTTGCTGTTCCTTCTATTTCAGGAAAAACAATCGGCACAGATGCCAACAGTTCATTTATTGAGGCTAATCTTTGGTTAAGTGCTGGTTCTGACCACGCTACTAGAGCATCATCTATTGGTATCAACAATTCAACTTTCCAGATTTGGGGCGTTCAGGTTGAAGCAGGTTCAACAGCCACAGCCTTCCAAACTGCAACAGGAACTATTCAAGGTGAATTAGCCGCTTGCCAAAGGTACTACTATCGCCAAACTGCTGGAACTCTTTACGCAATTTTCGGTACTGGATATATATCAACAAGTACATCAGCCAATTTTGTGTTCCCTTTTCCAGTTACTATGCGAACTGTTGCAAGTTCCGCTGAAGCAGCAAATGTTGAAGTAATTGACTTTTCAAATGGAACTTTAGCAGCATCTAGCCCATCCTTGGCTGTTACTGAACTATCGCCGCAAGTTGGAAAAATTGGTTTCACTATTTCTGGTGGTACTGCTGGTCGTGGAGCAAATATAAGAGCCTCAAATAATGCAGCCGCTTATGTGGCTTTTAGTGCGGAGTTGTAAAATGGATAAAATAACAACAATAACAGATGAGTTTGGCGTTGAAATTGTAACTATTGATAAAGGTAATGATGAATGGGTTACTATGGCTAAATCAACCTATGATGCTATGCAAGCGGCACAATCCACCCCAAGTGTGGAAGGAGAGTAACTAATGACTAAAGCAAGAACCAACGCTGATAACGTTACCGCAGATATTGCGGGTATAACAGCAGGAACAGGTATTACTGGTGGAGGTACATCAGGAACAGTTACAATTGCTATTGATACCGCCACAACTGCAGACCTTACTACTGCACAAACCTTCACAAATAAAACTTTAACATCACCTTCAGTTAATACAGCAACTATCAATACTCCAGTTCTTATTGCACCAGAAGAGCGCACAACTGTGTCTACCTCTGCCGCTACAGCAACTACTCAATTTGATGCTGATACTCAAGGGGTATTATATTTAACAGGATCTAATACTAGTAACTGGACTCTTAATGTAAGAGGATCTAGTTCCACTACCCTGGCTTCTAAACTAGCAGTTGGTGATTCAATGTCAATTATTTTTATTGCAACAAATGGTGCTACAGCATATTATCAAACAGCACTAACAATTGATGGCAATGCTCAAACAGTAAACTATTCAGGTGGCACAGCCCCTGCAGCAGGAAATGCATCTGCAAAAGATGCTTACTCATTTACAATTTTTAAGACAGCAGCAACACCTACCTACACCGTATTTGGTGCGGGACCAGTAAAGTACTCATAAGGAGACAAAATGCCATTAATGAACTTGGTTTCAGCAGGTGGAATTGGTAAAGCAACAGTAACTGGTACTACAGGTTCTCCTACGGTTGATACTTCATCCCGTGCTGGAAAAACAATTTATAAATTTACAGGTTCTGGTTCTATTACTGTGGGAACTGCTGGTACTGCTGAAATTCTTGTTATTGGCGGCGGCGGCGGCGGCGGTGGTTCACGAGGCGGCGGCGGCGGCGCTGGAGGAGTTTTATATGATACCTCAGCCATTCTACCTTCTGGAACCTTAACAGTAAATGTGGGGGCAGGAGCAACAGGTGCTACCAGCAACTATCATGGAGATGTTGGATCAGCAAGTTATCTTGGTAATTATTTTGTTCCAGGTGGTGGAACTGGTGGTAGTTATTTTGACAATAATACATCTGGAGGTATTCCACTATCAGGTGGGTCTGGTGGAGGCGGTGCTCAAAATAGTGGAGCATCTGGAACTGGCGCAGGAATAACTGGTCTTGGTAATAATGGTTCATCAGGTGGTGGCGGTTCTGGTTGGGGTGGAGGCGGCGGTGGAGCAAATGCTGCTGGAGTATCAGGATCTTCTGGTGTTGGTGGTAATGGTGGTGCGGGTAGAGCAATTTCTATTACAGGAACTTCTGTGACTTATGGCGGCGGTGGCGGTGGCATGGGTGGAACATTAGGAACACAAGGTGCTGGAGGCACAGGAGGTGGTGGTGCTGCAGGAAATACTCCAGTAGCAGGAACCGCAAACACTGGTGGTGGAGGTGGAGGACTAAGAGGTCAATCTGGATCAGGTGCTTCAGGTGGCTCTGGATATATAGTAGTGGTGGTAGGATAATGGCACATTTTGTTAAAATGAATGGAAATTTTTGTGGTCAAGTTACTGTAATTAATAACGAAGTACTAGAAAACAAATCATTCCCTGAGTCAGAACCAATTGGTATTGCTTTCTGCAAATCACTTTATGGCGCAGATACAGAATGGTTACAAACCTCATACAACTCAAACTTTAGAGGAGCCTACGCAGGCTCTGGAATGATTTATGATCCTGAACTAGATATTTTCACATATCCAACGGTAACGGAGGAAGTACCAGAGTAAAATCTGTTATAATACTATTATGGCAATTAAATTTGTAGAATTAGATAATAAAAATAAAGTTATTTCTGTACATACCTCGCATTTAAGCGATGACTATAATATTGTTGATATAAGATCAGAACATTATGGTTTTCCAGAGGGATGTATTAAAACAATTCTTGAACCATCAATAGGTGACTTTTATGATGATTCAACAGAAACTTTTGTATCTTTAGAATCACTATTAGAAATGATAAGGGGAATGGGCTAGCCCTAAAATAAAATATGGCAATTACATTCGATACATCAGGTAGACCAGCATACATGTTCAAAGGTGGGGCAACCTCATCTGATGGCGTATGGTATCCAGTAGGGGCTCAAATTGATACTACTGCAGCATATGAGTTTACTGGAGCGAATAGTTTTACCAATACCGTTTTATTTGATGATGCAGTTACTGCAACAAATGGATGGAATAACTTTTTAAATCCTGCTGCTCGTGACGCAGCACTTGCTACACCAGTAAGAGGAACAATTTGTTTTGTTCGTCAAGATGCAGGTGGAGCAGCACTAAACCAAATCCAATCATACGATGGATCTGCCTGGGTAGGCAGTGGAGATATTTTTGGAGTAACCGCAGGAACTGGTCTTTCTGGCGGGGGAACAAGTGGAACACTAACTTTATCAGTAGATGACACAGTAGTAGCAACAACAAGTAATACCCTTACAATGAGCGGTAAAACTTTAACAGCACCAACACTAACTGGAACAGTAACTGCATCAGGAGATATTAATCTATCTGCAGCAAATGGACCAGGAAGTGTAATAGACGAACTAACTTTGCTCCTTATGGACGCAATCTAACGGAAGGTAGTAACTAATGGCTACAGTAACAAAAGCGCTTGCTAGAACATCAGCAGCAACATCAAGTGCAACACTATACACAGTGCCTGCATCTACAACTACAGTAATTACCAACATAGCAGTGGCTAATACCGCTGCATCTGCTGGTACATTTACTTTACTTCTTGATGATGTGGATCTTCATACAACTACTGCAATTGCAGCAAACACAACTATTTATATTGATTTAAAGCAGGTTCTTGCAACAACTAAGACTATTAAAGGTTTTGCATCTGCTACAACAATTGATTTTCACATCTCAGGAGTGGAGATTTCGTAATGGGTTTAAACCAAGTCCCAGCAGTTAGTGGTGGCGTAGCATCTAAAAGTGCAAAGATTTCTTCTGGTTCAGTCGGAGGTACCTACACTTTTAATAATACATTTGAGCCTGGACAGTATGTAGTTAATCAAACAGGAGCAGCAAGTTTTACTTTAGGTGGGACTACAGTTAGCAGCACATCTCTTACTCCAATTACGGTTACATCTTCAACATCTTCTTTAGGAATAAACGTATCATCTCTTGCTGCTTGGACTAGTGGAACATTTCCAACAGTTGTCGGAAATGCCGAAGGTGGTCTTTCTAATGCAAATGGAATTTTATTTACTATGGGTGGTAACGGATTTGCAAGAAGTTCGGATGGTACAACTTGGACAACAATTACCAGCGGAAGTATTACTGGTGAATGTAGTACAGCATTTTACAATGGTGTATATGTTACTGGTGGATATATGAGTTCCTATGGTCAAATTTGGTCATCTACAGATGGCACAACCTGGACACAAAGAGTTTCACAGTTTGGTAATGCTGCTGGTAGACCACCAAAAGCAGTTGCTACAAGTTCTGGCTCAACAAATAAATTTGTTATTGCTGGAAACAGTGGACACATGTATTATTCTACAAACGGAACTTCTTGGTCACAAGGTACAAACTTTGCAAATGGAGGCATAAATGGCGTTACTTCAAACAATACTAGATATGTAGCAGTTGGAAGTGGCAGTAAAATATATTCATCTACAGATGGAGCAAGTTTTAGTGAAATGACACAGGCATCTTCTCCAGGAACTTGGTGGGATGTTGCTTGGGGAAATAGTTTATTTGTTGCAGTTGGTGATAGTGGGCATATCAATACATCAACAGACGGTATAACCTGGGTAAATAGAACATCTACAAGTGGAACAACACGAGCCATTAGAGATGTTTCTTATAATGCTTCTGCGAGTTATCCTTGGATGGCAGCACTAGACAACGGCAGTGCAATATTTTCAACAGATGGAATAACCTGGGTATCAAAAACAACTGGTACATTAGAAACAGCATATGGAATAGAATTTTTTAATTCAGCATACAGAATAATCGCAGGAAGTAGTGCGTATAGATTTACTACTGATATTAATGGATCCCTTGCATCAGACTACTATGTTAATTTTATAGGTCCATCTACAACAACAACTGTTACATCCTAATTAAATAAAAAATAACCCCCAAAGGATTTTACTCCAATGGGGGGTATTTTTATATCAAACTATATTACTTACATGGATATTTGTTGTACCATTCTTGATACCGTGCTCCATTTACGGAACTCCATGATGACCAGTCTTTTCCGCCCTTGGTCATAAAGTGCGCCACTTGTGCATTTACTACTGGGTTAAATAACTCAGCGTTTGAATCTAGTTCAAACTTTTCTCTGCGATCTGGACCTAACTCTCCTATCATGTTTATTTGAAACATGCCATAAGAACTATCTCCAGTTTTTGCGTTCCCATTGAAAGCGTGAGGTCTGCCATTGGATTCTGCTTTAGCCACTGCACATGCAGATCGTAAAGCCTTTCCATTGAAGCCTATAGCCTTTAATAGGTCAACCAACTGCCCATCTGTTAAAGAATGAGCATTTTCGTACTTCTCTAATTTTTTAGCCGTAGAAACCAAAAAAACCCCTTTAGGGGGTTCTGCAACTTTTACGGTGGGTTCTATTAGAGTTTTAGTTTCAATAGCAGCATTGGCAGAATTTAAAAATGGTGCAAAAAGCCCAACCAGTGCTATCAAACCTAACCATATCCCTTTGTTCTTATCTCTCATTGTAAACTACCTCCTAGAGCAAGATTGCTACCTTTCGGTAGCATTGTATTAATTGTAGCACGAATTTGGGTTAAAAAGCAAGTTTATGTGATATTTTATGATATATTTATATATATGAGAGTATGTATTGCTAAAGGCTGTGAGCGTAAACACGCAGCCAAGGGGTATTGTGATATGCATTATCATAGAGTAAAAGCACATGGAGATCCAAATGCTAATTTTGCAAAAATAAAAATAATTAAAGAATGTAAGGTTCAGAATTGTATTAAGATAGGAAATTCTGCTGGTTTTTGTCAAATGCACTATAGAAGAAATAGATTATACGGCGACCCCAATGTTAAAATGAATGTTTATAGGGATTATGCTTCTTGTTCTGTAAAAGGATGTAATAAAAAACATAATTCAAAGGGATATTGTAAAATACATTATCAATCAATATTAAAGCCAGAAATTGCTAGACAAGCAAAAAGAAGAAGAAGGGCTAAAAGACTTAATAATGGTATTCAGTTTTATACAGAAAAACAAGTTTTAGAAATTTATGGAACTAATTGCTATCTTTGTAAAAAACCAATTAACATGAATGCACCAAGAACAACTCGAACTAAAGGTTGGGAACTTGGTCTTCATATAGAGCATGTTATAGATATTGCCCTTGGGGGACCAGATACTTTAGAAAATGTTAGACCCTCTCATGGAATCTGCAATATAAAGAAAAAACCAAGAGAAATGGTATAATAACTGTATGCCTAATGAGACTTTAATCTATGACCTGCCTTTTCCGATAGACTCTGATCCTGTTGATGTAGCCTCCGATATCCAAGCCTTAGCAGAGCGTATTGAAGCGGTATTACCAAGTTTAGGCTTACCATACTTTACCCACGAAGTTAGAAACAACAGCGGCGCAACTATCGCTAAAGGTGATCCAGTTTATGTTACAGGGTTTTCTACTAAAACTACCGTCGCAAAATCGGTAGCAACAGACATTACAACTTTCCCAGTAATAGGATTAGCAACAACATCAATTACAAACGGTAGTGATGGCGTTGTTATTGTTTCTGGTATTTTTAGTGATGTAAATACTTCTTCATATACCGCTGGAGATATCCTATACGTAGGAACATCTGGAGGACTCACAGACACACAGCCAGCAGGTGGTTCAGGAGTTACAGGAGTAGTTTTAAAGGCTAATGCAACAACAGGTATTATACTTGTTACACCAGCAAAAAATAATGGCACCTGGGGTGCAGTTAAGGCAGGATTATAATGGCAACATATAGAGGTCAAGGCTCAGATTCATTTTCAATTGGTGCAGCCCCACCACAAGTTTCTTGGACAGTGGTTCGTGGAGACACAGCAGCATTTAGAGTTTATGTAACAGATGAAAACCGTGAACCATTAACAATTGATGACTGGACAATAGCAATGGATATTGCTAGACCTTCATCTAGTAATGCAGTAATTGTTTCACTAACTCCAGAATCAACAGTAGATGATGATGATGGAGAATTTACAGTTTCGCTTTCTTCAGGAGAGTCTGAAGACCTTGCAACAGGAGATATTTTTGATATTCAATTATCTGATGCCACCAGAACTTGGACGGTATGTAAAGGAACAATCACAGTAATTGAAGATGTAACCTCTGCTGAGAGTTAATCATGCCAGTAGAAAAGGTAACTACACTAGACAGAATTAAAGTTTCTGTTACCCCGAAACAATACTCAAAAGTAAACATTAGAACTATTGGAACAATTACTCCAGAGATTGAAGGTGTTTATCCTTTTCGTGTAAGGTTTAAAGATCTTGGATACCCTGGCATATCTGGCAATAATGCACCAGGTATTGGTTTGGCAATCATCGGTAGTACATTTCTTATTTTATGATATAATCACTTATATGGCTATCGTACCAATCACCACACTAAAAACAAAATTTGAGTCTGGAGACAGACCTACTGGACAAGATTTTGCAGATTTAATTGATACCACTTCATACCGTGCAGAAGCGCTTGGTGGAGATGGAAACAACTCATCAACCATAACTGGTATAGAGACAGCCACGGTATTTGACACAATTGATACAACTGTATGGAGAACCATAAAGTATCTTATTCAGGTTGCACACCCATCCACAAGTGTATACAAAAGCACAGAAATAAACATAGTTTTTGATGGAACAAATCAAAACATAACAGAGTTTGGCACGGTATCCAATACAGCAAATGCTATTGGAAATATCACTGCTAACTTAAATTCTGGTATAATAAGCATGACGGTAACACCATCACTAACGCCTATGACCATTAGGTACTACCGAACTGGTCTTAAGGCATAACCCCAAAGGAGAACCACAATGGCAACAGTAGACAAAGCCTTTAGAATTAAAAATGGCTTAGTGGTTGAAGGTGCTACGGCTACCGTCAACACACACGATGTAATTACAAAAGAAATCTTTGACGCAAAAGGTGACTTATTAGTTGGTACAGGATCAAACACTGGTACCAAAGTTGCAGTAGGAACAAACGGATATGTTCTTACAGCAGATTCATCAGAAACAAATGGCGTTAAGTGGGCAGCAGC